CAATCGTTCCTGAATGCACCTGGGGTGAGGGCAATCTAGTGTTTGATCCTGTGCTCATGGAGAGACTGTCTAAGTTTATCAAATCAACCAACTGGTTCAAAGAACCTGTAACCATGTGGGGAACTATTTTCCAGCAACACCAATTCTTCCTGGACTGGATGCGCAACGGCGATCTAGAACAAGCACATGAGCATTTGAATCTCATGTACCAGAGTCCACTCATGATAGGTATCAGTCAAGGCAGTGGTGAAACTGAGATCATGCAATCATACCCATTGGTCAGGCATTTTCGCGCTCTCAGGACCTGGGATGTTTTTCTAGGTGTTATGGAATACTGTGGACTGATTGGGCCACAGAATCACGAGCAAGGTGCAACATTCTTAGCAAGACCAATTGAAGACTTTTTAAAAAACCTGCCCGCAGAAATAGTTCCGCCAAGATGGCAAGGTGGGCTATGGGGACTAAAAACATCAAGAGGTATTTTTGGCGATCGAGATCTAATGTCATTGTATATTGCTCTTAGGATACGAGAAAAATATCCTAAAGAAACACGCATACTAGAAATTGGAGGCGGTGCAGGATATACTGCATACTGGTTGCATAAACTTGGGTTTACCAATTTGTTCATGGTGGATATTCCCAGCGTGGCCACATGCCAGGCATATCAACTGGCAGCAAATATTGGAGTTGAAAATATCAGCTTGCCACACGAAAGTCGAGAAGCCGCTGTGAAATTTATTTCGCCCGAACAGATTCCGCATCGTGTGGACAAGTTCGATCTGGTAGTGAACTGCGACAGCATGCCCGAAATGGACAAAGAATCGCTGAACACCTACTTGGATTTTATCACTACCAATGCTGGCGCATTCTACAGCATCAATCAAGAATCAAGAGGCGAATTCAACAAAGTAGCCCAACATGTGGTACGTAGCGTGATTAAAAACGAATACCAAGGCAGGCTTACCCGAATTGATCGTTGTAAATTTTGGTTAAGAGACGGCTATTCCGAAGAATGGTATATGAATCCAAAATTTTCCTAATTAAACGATAAAACAGTGGTTGACCTGGGGTAAATAATATGCTATTATTACTCTATGAACTACTTAATCGTTGATACCGCAAATACATTTTTCCGTGCCAGGCACAGTGCTCACAGAGCAGCCACGAGTGAAGAACGAGTGGGCTTTGCTATCCATGTAACACTTGCCAGCATATACAAAGCTTGGCGCGACCAGAAAGCAGATCATGTGGTTATCTGTTTAGAAGGTCGTAGCTGGCGCAAGGACTTCTACAAACCCTACAAGGCCAATCGTGCTGTGGCACGTGCCGCACTCACAGAATCCGAACAAGAAGAAGACAGACTGTTTTGGGAAGCGTTTGATGATCTCAAAACATTCTTTGTGGAAAAAAGCAACTGCACAGTACTGCGCCACGAGAATTTAGAAGCAGATGATCTAGTGGCAGGTTGGATACAGAGCCATCCTGATGATCACCACACTATCGTTAGCAGTGACACAGACTTCTATCAGTTGCTGGCAGACAATGTGAATCAGTACAACGGTATCAGCGATGAGCTTCATACACTAAAAGGTATACTTGATAAAAAAGGCAAGCTGGTCGTCGACAAAAAGACCAAGGAGCCTAAAGTGATACCTGATCCCAAGTGGATCCTGTTTGAGAAGTGCATGCGTGGCGATCCCACTGACAACGTGTTCAGTGCCTATCCAGGTGTGCGTACCAAGGGCTCCAGCAAGAAAGTTGGATTACAGGAAGCCTTTGCCGACATGGACAAGAAAGGATATTCTTGGAACAACATGATGTTGCAACGTTGGGTGGACCACAATGGCGAAGAACATCGTGTGTTGGATGACTATGAGCGCAATGTAACCTTGGTGGACCTTCGAGCACAGCCTGCTGATGTCAAGATCAAGATCGCACAAACTATTGCTGAAGGCAGTGTGCCCAAGGACATTGCACAGATTGGTATCAAGTTCATGAAGTTCTGCGGCAAGCATGAGCTGGTTAAAATTGGCGAGCAGGCACAGAACTACGCAGAGTTCTTGAGTGCCGCATACCCAGAGGCAGTTGTAGCATGACACCATGTAACTATCAAGAGCTTGAAGCAACACTCAAGGACCTGTATGAAGGTCGCCGTGTAGTTATTCCGCACGACATCGATCATGCTCATCAAATGTTGCATGTGGCCATGTGTTATATCAAGCAAGAGCAAGATGAAATAATTGATGCTCTGTCAAGGGATTACGCATGACCTACGCTGTACACAAAAGCATTGTTCGCACTATACAAGCAGGCGAGCCCGACTTTATGATTGTGGATGGCATGGCTGTGTATCCTCGCGCTGAGATTGTGGTCATGCCAGGTGCTCCGGCCAATGTTGCCACCACACTGGACTGGGCAATCGCGCAGGGTTACATTAGATGTGCGGCCAATGTGAAAGACTATGAACTAATGTGGGATAGGTTATCAGCATGATTGAATTAGCATCCAGCCCAGACCGCGGCACCTTCCAAAAAGAAGGCTACATCCGACGAGCACTCGAAGAGGGCAAGACTCTAGACGATCCAGAAGTGCAACGCATGATCAAGTTCTACGATGACTGGAAAGCTCGTGCAGATGAATTAGAAGTAGATCCAGCCTGGCGTGAAAACAACCTAGAGTGGGATCTGCGTACCACTCGCTGGGTGATTGAAAAGTGTCGCAGTGATGGCTATGCACAGAATCTCTATGCCGCACTGTGCAACATGCGTTGGCAGAAGCGTGAGATATTACCTATCCTCAAGGACGAATACTGGTCGTGTTCTTGGCGAAGTGCAGGCGGAATTGTTGCAGATCTGCAGGGCAAGGGCGACTATATTGACTGGTACTGCTCTGGTATAGGCAATCACATGAGTGACGATGATCTAGACGATGGTAGTTCAAATCTTGAAGAAAAAGGGTTCGTACCAGAAGGTACTGTAACAGAAGAGATCGAAAATGATCTCTATGTGTTAGGGTGGGTTCATAGTGAATGGAAGGATTAATCATGAACAATTTATCAGCATTATTATTTGCATTGGTTTTAAGCAGTGGCAGCGCACAGGCCGCAGATGGTCAGACTCTTGCCGCGAGCAAGGGTTGTTTGAGCTGTCATGGTGTAGATGCCAAGATTGTTGGGCCTGCATACAAAGATATTGCCAAGAAGTATGCCGGCGACAAAGGTGCAGAAGATCGCTTGGTACAAAAGGTAGTCAAGGGCGGCAGTGGTGTATGGGGCACCATGCCCATGCCAGGTGGTATGGCAACCGAAACAGAAGCTCGTGTGTTGGTTAAATGGATATTGGGATTAAAATGAGTAAGATCAAAGGCGTTGAATTACCATATGAAGTTGCTGATCAAATCACTCTTGCATCTTTAAAAGATCATTGCAAGATGTTAAAGTCAGAACTTAAACAGTGGAAGAAAAATCCCAAGACAGATAGTAATCCGGGCGGCTATTGGTTGCACCCAGAAGACGTGGTCAAGAACACAGAGTTAGTCAAGTATTTTGATGGACTCATAAAATACTACGGAGGCTGATGTGAAAGTATTGTATTTTTTACAATGGTGGTGGAAAAAACTAGACGCTTGGCAAAAGCTCTGGATAGTTGCCAGCTTTTTCTTTGGCGTGGGTCTAGCAAATGAAGGCCCATACAAAATGTATTTCCTATCAGTGTTGCCTGTGTTTGTACTGCTGTCCATGCTTAAATGGACATTCTGGGATGGCATCAAAAACTCCTGGCTTGAGTACAACAAAGAACAAGAACACTTGATCAGGATCATGAAGAATAAAGGTCCCAATTGAAATCAATACTGTTGATAGTTTTATGCATTGTAACACTTGTGGTCTTGGTGATTACTATACCTAGGCACGGAACCATTGCATACGATTGTAGAATGAGCGAAATAAGTCCTGACTTTCCGCCTGAGGTCAGAAACGAGTGCAGAAAGCTAAGGGCACTACCAAGGAACAACAATGAGTAAAAAAGAAAAAGGTTTTATTCCAACCACATACGCAACACCCACTGTGGTGCATCTGAGTCGCAAACAAATCAAACAGATATGCGAAATGGCCGAACACTTCAAAGACATCAACGACTTTGAGCTACACATCAGCCACGAGTCGGGTATTGGCGAGAGCATGAATCTGCGATTTACTCTTGACCTTGCAGGTGACAACAAAGAAGTCAAGACTGATGTAACCGATGTAACCAAATGGTGATCATATGAGACAAGAAGAAATTGATCAAATACTATCTGCTGGCAAGGATTCTCTAATGTGTTTGGTGCCAGTATCTAACTATAAAAATAGACCATTGAACAATGGTGACTATCACGATAGTGGAATTTTCAAGAAAAATTATCTTTGGTATCGAGTTGTTATAGGACTCAACGGTAAACTAAGCGACAGCAAAAAACGTGCGGCAAAAATGGATTTTGACTATGATCTAGATCTATTGTACATAGCAGAAAAATGGATTGATCAAAAAGGTTGCTGTGCTATAACCAAGATGCCACTGTCCTTTGAAACCGGAACCTTATGGGATAAGAATCCTCTAGTGTGTTCAATTGATAGAATTGACAATAATCAAGGCTATGTGAAACACAATGTAAGACTTGTGACTCACTGGGCTAACAATGCTAAAAGCACCTGGTCTGAAACAATATTTGAAGAAATGATAAGAAATACCTATAAACAGTTGGAGCCTGCATGAAACAAGAACTAGACAAACAGTTGTGCGAAAAGTATCCTAAGATGATGGTTAATCGTCATGGTGCTGTGACTGAAACTGCCATGTGCTGGGGATTCAGTTGTGGTGACGGTTGGTACAACATCTTGAATGCGCTCATGGGCAATATACAAGGCCACATTGACTGGAAGAACAAAAAAGAACAAGTTGTTCCCCAGGTAGTACTGGATCAGGTCAAAGAAAAGTTTGGCACACTACGTTTCTACTACACAGGCGGAGATGACTACATTCGCGGACTGGTCAGCATGGCAGAAAGTATGAGTGCTATCACCTGTGAGACATGCGGTAATCCTGGTAAACAAACCGGTAGCGGATGGATCCGTACCATCTGCGAGCCATGTGATGACAAACGTGCGGCAGAGTATGCGGCATACCATGCACCAAAAGAATCAAAAAAGGAAACCACAAATGAGATCAAGTATCAATTTATTGGAGAGGACACAGGCTACCATGACTGAACTAAAAGCTCGTCCAGTGATTAAAAACAAATTCTGGATTGTTGAACAGGACGGCGAAAAGGTTGCCACTATCCAGGCCATCGACGAAGGTGGTTTTGCCTATGTGCAAGATAACCAACGTGAAAAGTTTCCCACTGTTAAACTACTGAAAAAACAGCACAACATCGTGTTTGACAAAACAGAACGCAAGGTCAAAGCAGAATCAGAAGACTACGAAGTGTATGGATGGCCCAGTGGGTTCAAACCTTCCAACAAGCTCTACGATGTAACACGCAGACTGCCAATCTTTACCAAGGGCCTGAAAAGCAAGAGTTATTTTTGCGCAGGTTACTATATTGTTAAATTCAACAGCACCTGGACCAGAGCATTTTGTCCCAAATTGATCACACTGCAACGATATGAGTTTGCTGGACCATTCCATACCAAGGAACAGATGTTTGAACAACAAAGGATCGCAAATGGAGAATAATCTTGCTTATCATGTACAGATGTTCAACGATCGTGTACGTGCAATGAATCAAACGCACAAGACAGAACTGCGCCTGACCGCAGTTGAAGCCAACAATCTACTCAGTGACATATTTGCAGTTCTAGCACAGAATACCAGTCTTGTGTAACAGTTGGAACAAGCAGGCAATGCCACAGTTGAAGTTGTAATGAACGGCGGCGGGTTTAAATAATATACCCACTTTATGTCATAAATAATATACAAGTTAGGATCCATAATGAGTAGACCAAAACCCAATGTACTACTAGAGTACGTGAACAAGAGCAACTACAAGAGTGAACAGGTATTGAGCTCTGAAGGCATTTGGGCGGTTTTCTACGACAACAAGCCCATCAATCTCAAGAATCAGAATGTGTTGGTTGCATATCCGGGCCCAAAGTACAAAAAAGTAAGTTTCAGCAATCCAGGTCATGCAATCAACTTGGCCAAGAAGCTCAACACCCTGTTCAAGACTGATAAATTTTCTGTTGTGATCCTCAAGCAAGGTGACCAAATCTATCCCACGGTCTAGTCGGCAGGCAGAGTGGCAACGACACTTTACCAGCATCGCACCAGTGCCGCCCACATTCACGGGTGGCGAACATACTGAAGAATCATTTCGCCATAGTCTCTGGCATAATGTACTCAATCCAAATAGTCTACGCCTGACCAATGGTGGATATGACTGGGTAGTCAAACACTGTAACATGCCGGCCTGGAACATCAAGGTTAACAAGCGCATGACAAATCAAGTACTATTACAACTTGACCACATGATGACTGCACCCTATTGCTTGGTTAGCAGAAATGCAATTAAATTAATAGGTGAGCAGGATGCAATCATGCTACAACTGCATGCAGGTAATCTGGAACAATTTTTAAACAATTTATCCATTTAATTGCATACTAGGTTGACAGCAGGACTAAATAAATATACAATACGACATAGGTTGCAAAGGCAGTCTATAAAAAGGAAAAGTTATTAAAATGCAAACATTCTCTCTCTTTAGCAAACATACATGCTCACTAGGCTATAATATGCCAGTGGCCTTGTGGTCTGCGACTGAGATTAGTAATGATCGCACACCACAGGAATCAAGGGCCCAGGAGACCATGCATAGTTAACACAAATTAACAACGCAAACTCCAAGGACCCTAGGATTAAAAACCCTGGGGTTTTTTGTTTTTACAGTGTGAAGGAACGCGACCTTGCCCGCACTCAAAACATGGGCTTAATGTGGGCGGAACTGGGGATGGTAAGTCAGTGGCGAAAACGCTGATGTGTAAAATCCAGTTATAGTAAAGTGTTCTCTAGCCTTGTACTGCAAGGTGACCAGTGGGTACGTACCCATGTAGAGCACTTTACTATCTACACTGGATGAACATGGCCTACCGACTGTGAATCTGTAGGTATTGCACTAAGCAACAACCAGTGTAGTATTTTTACAACAGTTGAAAAAACAGTTGACATTTATCCAAATGATGTTATACTAATGAAACTGTAGCAAACATCGTGTTGCTAGAACAACTGCATACTCATGCAGACGAACATGGTTCTTTTACAATTTGTTGTAACATTTGCCTCGGTGGCGTAATTGGTAGCCGCGCTGGTCTTAGAAGCCAGTACCGAGAGGTGTGTCAGTTCGAGTCTGACCCGAGGCACCATATTAAAATATATTAGAGGTTGTCAGCACCGCTAGGTGCATGATAGGGAGAATACTCCAGCTGACGGGCTGGCTCGCTATCATGTACACGAAAGTTGAGGGGAAACCCAAGTATGACACGGTGGAGTATGCTGAACTGTAATGACGAAACAGACGTAGCAGGAGACGGTCCTGTGATTGCTGTGGAGTTCCTGTAGTATGTTTTAATATGGAGATGTAGGAAAATTGGTAACCCCAGTGGACTGTAAATCCGCCGCTTCGGCACTGTTGGTTCGACTCCAACCGTCTCCACCATTTACATGCACGGTTCGTCTATCGGTTTAGGACACTGGCCTTTCACGTCAGTAAGACGGGTTCGATTCCCGTACCGTGTACCAAGTTTAGGTGCCAAAGTGTTCATGGACGCACACGAGCCTGTCACGCTCGAAGAAGGGGATCGTTACCCCTTGGCACCGCCAGAACGTTCT